ACCAGGTACTACAACGCCGGGAATGGGTTCGAATTTTTCCCATACCTTACGCTGTCTAGGACGTAAGAACCACTTGGCTTGTGCGCCAAGTTGAGACACATAGCTCATGAAGCTATTGTCACTCGGTTCACAGTAGTTTACTTTCTTAAGGTAAACTGCCTTTTCGGTAATGACGCGTCCTGCGAATTCAGCAACTTTGTTGGATTCAATGGTCTTGGAGTGATTGATTTCACCACCAAGAGCTGAGATCACCTCTTCATAATAAGGTCGCATCTCTGCGCGCATTATTATGTCATCACCGATGGTTCTAAAGCACTGCATAGCAGATACCCTAGTTCCATCGGGATTCTTACCAGGATTCCATCCATGGTAAGTTGCCTCCTTATATGCGACTAATGCCGCACACTGGTTGGCAAGATCCAAGTAGTTAATGCTTGGACCAGTTCCTAAGGGATCTCCTTGTGCCCACCGAATGGTATCCTTAATAGCTGGCATATACCAGTTACTTCTGGATACTTCCAGGAAATAATCCCTGTATTCGGAATAACCGTCCACTTTTGACAAAGCGAAGCAGTTATCAACCAAGCGGAAAACCTGCTCCAGATCTAAAAGATCTGAGGCAGACGTGAGGTCGGAACAGGCCATCACGTAACCAGCTTGTAATTGGGCCTTTGCCCACTGCATACCGGCATCCTGGTCATAGATACTGCAACTCGGAAGTTGCTTCTCTACGCTTTGGAGCAGTTCCTGCAATGGAACAAGGGTGTGTTGGGTAATCCTATTCGGATTTGCCACAATTCGAGCCTTCAACTCTGGCTCCTGGATCACACCTATCCTTCCAACATTCAAAGAGTGTGGCCTCTCCAATTCCAGTGTAAAGTCGTTTCCGACTACACTAGGAGGCAGGATGTCAAACCTGTCCTCTTTTAACAGGAAATTGAAGGTTACCTGGGGTATAGATTCCCAGGACTCTTTGAGACACATCAATCTCTCCGCATCTGTTTTCGGAGTGATTGACCGAGTGGCGTTCTTCACGGGAGTTGACTTATTAAGGTCAATACTCTCGATCGAAACGGGTGACATAGCAGGCATCTGACGTGGTAATTTCACACGTACAGAACTGGAGTATTTCTCTCCATACCTTCCATAGTGGTCACGCATTAGCGTTTCCAGTCTTTCTGGATCCTGCTGCTGATTCCCACTGGTCCCATGCTGGAATTTCTCCAGTTGGGCCTCGGTTAAAGTCTTCTCAAAGAAGACAGTACTTAAGGATAGTACTCCGAGGGCTTTTCCAGTTGGAAGGTCAAACACCTTCTTCCAAACACCCAGAGGGCGTCCAGTCTCAGAATGTTTGAACCATTCCGGGGGATCTGGGTTTCCTGCCAAGCATGATTCGTACCAAGCCCGATAAGACTTGATACGCTTGACAGTCCACTCTCTACCGCTTTCGTTGTCCCACTTGGAGACTTCGTTAACGATATTGAGCGCCAGTTCCTTTGGAATTCCACATGCTCTAAGGCCTTTGCACAGATTGGTGCTTATGGTATTATCCATAACGCTCGTACTCCTTTCTTAGGATGTTCGAGTTCACCTCCATACAAGTACCTCTCATATGGAAGCCCACTCCCTATCA